AAGGGGCCGCATCACTTTGAGCCGCAGCCGCATCCTTGGCAGCGTCAGACTGTTTCTTGCCCCCGATAATACTGCCGAGTGCGCTGATGCCAGCCGCAGCTGCGATTTCCCATACCATATCAGACTCCCTCTCCTGCTGGTTCCTCAGCGGGCGCGATTGCCTTGTTGATTTCCCGTTTCCAGTGCGTCGAACACTGCTCAATCTGGTTGATCGTCACGCCGAGCGCTAATGCTTCCTCTGCCGTGAGGCTCGATTTCGCTGTTGCAAGCGCGGTTTCTAGCGCCTCAATCGCGCTTACTACATTTTCCATAATTCACCTCGTTAGAAACTGTTCGTAAAGTTGACGATCACGTCCCACTGGATCGTTTCACCGAGCGTTGCGTCCGTGACATAAAGCGTCCAAAGCGTTTGAACCGCTGACGCTGGGGCCGCGCTCATAGACCGCGAGAATGTCGGATTAATAATTGCCGTATTAGAGCAAGATACGAGCGTATCTGTCGATTTTTGACGCCAGAGATAGGTCAGTGAGCCAACGTCACCTGAAATCGTTATAGACGGCGCTGAAGTGGTCGCTGTGCCCGATCCAGAGCCGCTAACCTCTGCTGTAAGGTATGATGTACCCGACGCCCGGAACTGATCACCGCCAATATCCGCAATCTTCTGCCAAGCGCTCGAAATCCTAACATTAAGCTCACTATTGCCCGTATCTGCCCACCATGACCCGTCCGGCACGCTGCCAGGGTCTGAGCTTTGTCGGTAAAAGTTCGCCGCAACCCCTTCTGCCCCGAGCGCGTCACGTTCTGCCGATGACATGGCGGTTCGCTGAACCGTGCCCGTGGTCAACACGTTTCCATTGATCAGGAAATTAGTCGCCTCAAGCGTCGCTTGTGAGCCTAGCGCCGTTCCGGTTTCAAGCGAAAACAGCGCCATGTTATTGCCGCCGCCTGAAACCTGTATGCCATAACGCGCCGTCAGATTGCCCTCAACATCGGCAATCGCCGTAGCATTTGTAGAAACCGATGCTGTGTTACTCGCAACAGACGCCGTCAGCGTCGTATCTGCCGCAGCCCGTGCGGTCGTCTCGTCCGCAATCGCTGTGGCATTCGTCGTGATACTCGCCGCGTTAATTGTGCTTTGAGCCTGTGCGCCGCTGATCGGCGTTAGATTGCACTCGCGCCAATTAAACCCCGCCGCAGCCGCAATGCTCCCAAATGTGGAATAATGCCCCATCGCATACAAGTTGACAGAAACCGTATTCGTCGGAGCTGTTACCTCTTTCTCCCATCGAACAACATTGTCTGGAGCGGTGTCTATAACGCCGCTTGTTGTGGCGTCTGTCGCAAAAACAATTGAATCTCGGCCTGTCTCACTGCCACCGCTATTTAGCCACTGAACCAAGACGCCAGCGCCCGCAAGAGTGGACCCACCGAGAGTGCGCCGAACCTCTGCCGACGCTAAAAACTTGCTTCCCGCAGTAACAGAAACACTCTGAACAATTCCGTGTTGACTAGCCGCTGCGGGCGCTACCGCAAAAGCATATCCGTCTCCCGCGCCCCGCGCAGCCCATGTTCCGACCCCATTATCCCAACTAAACCACCCAGAGGGGGTTCCGGTTCCGCTAAATTCCTCTTGAAAAAAAGCGTTTTGAATAAGCGAAGATTCCGTACCCCGAACTTGCGCCGTTAACGTAGTCCGAGCCGCTGCCTCCGCCGTGTCCGCTGTCACTCTCGCACTCTCTTCAGAGTCTATATTGGCCTGAAGCGCGGTGTCTGCCGCCTCAAGATTGGCCTGCAATGTGGTCCGCGCAGAAGCCTCCGCCGCGTCTGCCGCCGCGTAAGCCGTGTTCACAATCGTGATTTGAGCGTCAGTATATGTAACCGCGTCATTAGCTACCGTTGTATCTGCCGCCTCATAAGCCGCTGTAAGCGTCGTAGAAAGCGTTGCGCGGGCGCTGGCAGCATTTGCCTCAACAACCGCGTCAGCCGTAATATACGCGCTTGTAACCGCCCCATCTGCCGCAGTGTAATCCGTTTCAAGCTGAACAATATTGACCGCGTTACGGTTCACACCGCTGATAATCTCGCCAATCTGCAACCGCTTATATTCAAGCCAGTTTCGGTAACTGTGCGTAATTTCACCGCTTGAGCCGACGATCGGGCCAAGAAGCGGTTCATTATTGTTGCGCGGCGCAATCGGGTCTTGCAGTGCCATTAGCTCCGCTGCCCCCAAACGACACCCGTAATGTCAAACTTAACTGGCTCAATCACCCGAAAATGAAACACCGTCTGAGGACGCTTCCCCCGCCCGTTGCGAGTCCAGTTTGTCCGCTCGTCATAAGCCCCTTGCGCGCCTATCTTGCGGTCATCCCATGCCGTCCAAGTGTTCCCGTTGTCCCGGCTAATACGTCGCCCCGCCATAGGGTCCGATCCGTCCCCGCTAGCCAGACCAACACCCTTTGAACCCTCTAAAAACAAGCCGCCCAAAGCCACCCGCCCGCCATCGTGCGGAACATGCGCTGTAAACTCGCGTTCTATGTCCGTGCCTAGTGTGCTTTCATTGGCCTGTTCATCAGTCGCATAAGCGCGGCTCAGTTCGACAAACGTGCTCCCCGTTCGCTTGCCCGCAAAAACTCGCCCGTCCTGCTCAATAATCTGCGACCAATCCCAAGCCTCTGAACCATTGGTCTTGCGTCTGTGCCAGTCTCTCGCCCCGTCAAAATCATACACCATGCACATGGTCGGCGTGTTCAAACAAAAGAATGAGTGATTATCGCTCTCGTAAGTCGTGCAGATAATGTCCGCCGCGTCCGTCGCTGCAAGCAACCGAGATACCGCAGCATCTGAAATCTTAGGAGCCGCAACCCCGGCAAGCGTCCGCACATTGTTCTTATTGTCCACAAAAACAATCGCGTCTTCTTGGACCACAATTGCATCTCTCGCCCGTACACCATACGGCACAACCGTCGAACCACGGCTAAACGGATCTGTTGCGCTTGTGCTGTCAGCATACCAAGGCTCAATTGTCAGAGCCCCGCAAAGATACGCAATTGAACCTTGAACCACCACCGCCACAAGATCATCCGGCGCACTCTCCGCCGTGTAGAAATTCAGCGCCGTAATATTATCAATGTCCAGAACCTCTGTATAGAACCACTGCCCGTCATCCGCCGTCATCAAAATTCGCTGATTAAGCGATGCAATCGACGTGATATTGGACGGGAAATCAGCGTCACCCGCTACGGCGATTGTAGACCCTCCAGAGACGTAAACAGAACCCCCGGACAGGATCGCAAGCTCAGTGTGCGTAAATGCCATCTGTGCGCGGTCTGTGCCGCTTACAGTGCCGCTAATCGTGCCAAACGTTCCATTAGACAGATTCCATGTCCTAAGCGTGGTCCCGTCCAGTATCAGAATCAGCCCGCCCGCAAAGTTGTCAGACTGCCCCATAGCCCGAATATTGCCCGTGATGACATTGCCAGTATCCCGGTCAACGCTTCCAGGTGTTGTCTCGAGCTTCACAGGGCGCGCAGGATCGCCCTCGGTCTCCGCAACGTACATGTTGAGCAAAATGCGCTCTGACATGCCCGCTTGCTCACGCTCGAAGTGTTTGGACGCAAGGTCAGCGCGAGGCATTACTCAACCGCGCTCCAATTGTTCCGGTTTGGAAAGCGATACATCTGACGGTCAAGCGTCATCTCCCAAGCGCTATCGAGAATAAATGCCGCCCGCAAGCGCTGCCAGCCAACCTCCGCAGAACGCACCGTAGAGGGGCGCAAATCAGCCTCAAAATCCGGCGCAAGTTCAACGGCCAGGATTGCCGCAACGCCCTCAAAATGACGATCAAGAAAAGGGAAATTGCTTGAGCTCGTGTAAGTCGTGCCCTCTGTCAAAGCTGTTGGCGTCGTTGCCGTCTCATCTGCATAAGGCGTCAGGCCGTCCGCAAACAATCCATTGACCCAATCATTGAACGCATCAATAACTAAAGTTTGATCGTTCGCGTCAGCCGTTTCGCCACCCGCAAGAATAAACAAGCGCTGAAGCACTCGCGTTGACAGTTGAGCAATCGTCTTAGCCACGGCTCGCAAGCTCCGCTTCAATAATTTCAATCGCGTCAGCATCGGTCTTGATCAGCTCTGCCATTTCAGGCTGAATCAGTTTCGCGAGCTTAATGCGCTTGAAATGTGTTCCCGCACCCGTCTCAGCCCAGTCTTCGGGAATCTCCACTTCGAAGACTTCCAAATCTACAGGCTCCACCGCTTCCGGCTCTGCCTCTAGTTCAGGCTCATCAACCTGCTCAGGCTCTTGCACCTCATCAACAGGCGCGCTCTCGCCCGTCTTGGCTGGACTATCGAACCAGCCAGACGGCAAGGACTGACCGGGCTCAAGCTGAAAAAGCTCGGCCCGGTCACCTTGATAACCCCATGTCGGGATTTTCTTATCGCTCATTGCGATTAACCAACAAGCCGCGTTGCAAGGTCTGGATAAATGTCTTTCCAGCCATACAGCACATCAAGACGAATAATATCGTCATCGCTGTCAATGCTATACTGCTTCACGACCCGCACAGAGAGGCCCTTATGCGTCTCACGAGCCTTAAACTCGACGCCATCAGGAAGCTCAAGCGGGCAAGTGACCAGCGCAAACGCATTCTTGTGATAAACAAGGTTTTGCGGATAAGCTGTCGCCGCTGTGCCAGACTTGATGGTAATGGCCGCATTGTCCGCAGGCGCTCCGCTGACAGTCTGGTATGGACCGGACGTAATCATAGCAGGGCTGATTGACAGCGTTGCAGCGCCAGAACCGTTAGAGTCAGCGTCAGACAACACTGTGAACTCTTGCAGATAAGGCATCTGAAGCTTGCCAGTCGTGCCTTCACCCGGAACAGGGTTCATCGCATAGACACCCGCAATCGTGAACACGTCACCCGCCTTCAGAACACCCGTAACAGAGTTAGACCAGCCATCTGTCACAAGAGACTGGCTGTTCGTGCTCTTAGACGCGGCATAGGTCACGTTCTGATCAGCACCATTCACAAGCGGAGTGCCGCCAAGCGCGCCAACCGTGTGCGTGGTCACGTTCTGCGAGCGGAAGGTCTCGAGACCGGCAATCTCACCGATAGAGCCCTTACGATACGCAGACTGAGCAACACCATTCATGTAAAGCCCTTGAGCCGTGCCAGCGATAGCATAACCAGCCGCAGGGTTCAGGATCGCTTTACGCATGTCAGTCGAAACAGCCATCTCATCGAGACGCTGCGCCGCCGCGGCCATTGCTGCAAAGTTTGCAGGCGTGGTTCCAGGCGTACCAACATGATTCCAGACGTTTTTGTAAAGATCGTGACCATTGCGATCAATCACATTGGCAAGAGCAATCATAGCGGGCTTAATGTACCGCTCTGAATAGTCCTCGACCGTAAGCGTCAGATCCTTGGAAGAGAACTTCCAGGATACATGCTTTTGCTTATCAATGGTAATTGACGTGTTGGCTTCTTCAACGTCCTGGTTGACGCGTGTTGCGCCATCAGCCGCATAGAACTTGACTGGCTTGCGGATCGATACCGAGTCACCAACCTTCACAAATTCTTTCTTATACTCTCGGTGGACGTTGTTCGCCATTCCGAGGTTATTCTCCAATTGCACCAAGGCTTCTTTCGCAATGATGCTAGGAGTGATTAAGGCGTTAGCCATTTCACTATTCCTTCAAATAGAATGTTTGAAAAAGAGCGCTAACTTTCGCCGGCCAATTGCTTGGTGCGATAGTTATAATATTCGCTCATGCTCATTTCCGAGACGGATTTCTGAGAACTGGCCCCACCAGACTTAACTGGCTTAATCGGCTTCGGCGCGCTGGACGTTTTGGGCTTGGCTTCGGCCTTCAACCGATCACCCAAGCGCACAATTTCCATCGCCTGACCAACAGGGGACATTTTGGCAATCTTCTCTGCTTCAGCTGTATGTGTCGCAAGGTGATAAGCTATATCGACCCCGCTATCAGCCTCAAACAAAGCCTCTGCCATGATTGGCGTGATCTGCGGCCCGCCCTGATCTGCGGGCTTCGTCACCAGATCTGTAAAATCCTTGTATTTGGCCGTGCCTTCAGAGTTGAAGTCAGTCAGCGCCTCATTAAAGGACTCTTGTTCCGAGCTTGTGCTTGCTTCCGCAGCTTCTCTAATCTCCGTAGCCTCTGCATTCGCACTGTTCGCCTGAACATTATACGCAGCGAGCGACGCCGCATATTCTGCCTCAGAATGATAGTGCGACCTGTCAGGACGTTGAAGACCCTCGATCTGCTTCTCAAGCTTGGCATTACGCTCGCGAAGCGCTGCCATTTCCCGGTCTTGCTGCTCGCGCTTTTCACGGCGGATTCGCCGACGCCTTGCGCTTGCAGACTCACTCTCAGTTTTCGTCTCGGCTTCATCCTTGCCTTGAGCTTCGTCAGCGTCTTGGGCGCTACCCTCGCCGCTTTCGGCACTCTCAGCCTGCGATTCA